CTATATCATCGCCTACAGGGCGTTAAAAAAGACCCTGTGGGCAACAATACCGCACAGGGTCTTATAAGGGCACATGGCTTATTCTATAAGGTGAAGCCGAAAAGCGCAAAAAACAGAAAAAAAGAAAAAATTGCCAATTAAGACTTTTTAACAAAAATAATTTGGTGAATTGAAAAAATCGCTGTATCTTTGCACCGTGATTCAGAAAATCAAGTTTAACGATTAAAAATAAAATTATGGTTACAATAAAATTTATCAATGTAAACGGCAAAGGTCAAATGACCGTAAAAGATAGCCAAAAAAGAAAACGTTATCAATAGTTTATTAGCAGTTGGTTACGGTATTCTTGGAATCGAACATTAAGTTTAACGCTTGTGGTGTAAAAGCCACAGGCACAAAATAAAAGGCGTATGGACACAAAGAAGAAAGAAGAAGCGCTCTTGATGTCGCTTCAAGTATTGGACAAAGCCTGTGACGATATGGACTATATCGCACAGGGCTTGAACACAGAACAAAAGAATCTGTTAAATGCCGTAAACGATACGGTTTTAGATGCAAGAAACGTGGTTCAAGATGTTCTGATGCAAGATAAGAAAGATAATCTGCTGGTCAGCAAGCTACAAGACGAGTTTACACAAGTTCTTGACTTCTTGTCAGAAAACAGACTGATGGCTAAGTTTATCGAACACAAAAGTAAGTACGATGAATAAGAAAGAAAAGATTGAGGTGGTGGAATCCATCTGTGCAGGTATCCTTTGGGCGATTATCTGCTTTGTAGTAATTAGCGTCTTTGGTTCTTGTACCACTTCACAGAATGTGGATGCAAAAGGGCGCACAGTAATAGTAACAACGGACACCACCGTAGTAAATCACGGTGGCTACATTAAGTTTCAAAAGTGATGGAAGAAAGAAACGATTATCAAGAAAACCTGTTTAACGCTTTGACCGCACTTAATGGTCTTTTGCAGACCAAGGAAATGTGCAACGACGACAAAGCCGTTATCAAGGTTAACAGATTCCGTAAATGGTTGATAGACCGAATTGAATCTGAAAAGGTAAGTGAGTAACAGTTTATAATAAGTTTAACATTTAAATTTTATCAATTATGTTTAGTTTTAGCAGCACATTCAACAAGGCTTCTTTTGGTATTGACACCAAGGATTATGAGTACATCAAGTTAGCAGACGTGGCAAAGGGTTCTTCACCCGATGAGATTCACCCTATCAACGGTCTATACGTTCATGGTTCTGCTTTGGGTGATTCACCTGTAGTTATTGACGTACAGGCAAAGAAGTTGGTAAATATGCCAAAGCACATGAGCGAGACATTCCGTGAGATTCTCGCAAACACAGAAGCAGTACAGGCAATTAAGGACGGTAAGGTAGGCTATACCATCTACACTTACGAATCACACGCTAAGACCTGTTACGGTATCAACTTTGTTGATATTAAGTAGTATTGAAGTTTCACACACAGGGCGCACTTATTCTTTTTAGGTGTGCCCTTTAATTTTAAGCAGCTATGGGTACAAATCCGATAGGCTTTAGTGGTAGAACGTTTTCGTTCAACAAAGCCGTAATTAAACAAAGAATTATCGAAGCTAAAATGAGTTCGCCCGAATACAAAGCCGAGATAAGAAGAATATTTCAACAGGCAAACAGACGTATTCAGAACATCGAATCAAAGGGTCTTGTTTCACCAGCCGTTATTGCGTTAAATAAGGGTGATATAAAAGGCTTCACTAAGTTCTCAATGCGCCACAATTGGGAAGACTTGAAAGCAGAGTATGCAAAGGCTGTGGGGTTCTTACGTCAACCTACGTCAACAGCAACAGGTGTGCGAGAGTACAACAGACATCTGATGGATGCCTACGACCTTACAGAAGACGAGTTTAATTTGATGGCTGACAAGATACAGGAAAAATTCTTGTCTGTATCTGATGAAAACTTTGTGGAACAATATTTAATGAGATACAAGGATTTTACAGGCGAACTTGAAACAGAAGCGTCAGATGTTTCTGACCAAATAGAAACGGATGCCGTGCGGTTGCAACAAGCTATAGAGCAAGATTTGGAAAAAGACGCTCAAAATGCGTTGGACTTTGCCAACAGTATTAAAAGCGGAGTAATGAGTACTTTAAAGAAATTTGGTCTGTAATGAAAAAGAAAAAGAATTTTTGTTTGCATGATGAAGTGTATTCACCAAGGGATATAATAACCGTGCTTAACATGGCGGTAGATGAAACGTGTTTGCGTGGTAACAACAAAAAACAAAAGTTCTTTGATATTCCTGTCAGTTTCGATATTGAAACCACTTCATTCTACAAGAACGGTGACGAATATCTGTCCTATGAGCAGTACACAAAATTAGGCGTGAAGTTAGAAAAGTGTTCCTGTATGTATGTTTGGCAATTTGGAATAAACGGTTACTGTATAGTGGGGCGTACTTGGGACGAGTTCACAGAAATGATGAAAACGGTCTCTGACTACTTGCAGCTGTCAGAAAACAGGCGTTTGATAGTGTACGTTCATAACTTGGCGTATGAGTTCCAATTTATAAGACAACGTTTCACGTGGAACAAAGTATTTTCAATAGACCTAAGAAAACCGATTTACGCTATCACAGAATCGGGTATCGAATTCCGTTGCAGCTATCTTTTGAGCGGTTATTCACTTGCGAAGTTAGGCGGTCAACTGATGAAGTACAGATGCGAAAAGATGGTAGGTGACTTAGATTATCTTCTGCTTAGACACAGTAAGACACCACTAACAGAAAAGGAAATGGGCTATTGCCTTAATGACGTAAAAGTTGTGATGTGCTACATACAGGAAATGATAGAACGATATAAGGGAATAACACATTTACCGATTACCAAAACAGGCTTTGTTAGAAAGTACTGTCGCAAACATTGTTTGTATTGTGTAGACGAGTTCGGGAAGACCGTTCAAAATTGGTCTTATATAAACACGATTCATGACCTAAACATAAGCGGTGTTGACGAGTTCAACATGTTGCAAAGGGCTTTTAGTGGTGGCTTTACGCACGCAAATGCGAACCACACGGACGATATTATGACCAACGTCAGCAGTTACGATTTTACAAGCAGTTATCCGTATGTGATGGTTGCAGAGCAGTTCCCTATGAGTTCGGGCGTACACGTACAGGTAAAAAGCAAAAAGCAGTTTGAATTTTTCCTGTCTGCTTACTGTTGTATCTTCGATATAGAATTTACAAAGATAATGAGTTCACAGGTACAGGACACTCCCTTGTCTGTTTCAAAGTGCTTCTACAAAGAAAACGTGGTAGAAAACAACGGGCGTGTATTTTCAGCTGACAAGGTGGTTACTACCATAACGAATGTTGACTATAACGTGTTTAAAATGTTCTACACTTGGGAAGAAGAAAAGGTTGTGGATATGTGGTGTTATAAAAAGGCGTATTTGCCCACAGAGTTTGTTAAATCCATTCTTCACCTGTATGCCAACAAGACAACTTTAAAGGGCGTAAAAGGAAAAGAAGTTGAGTATTTAAATTCCAAGGAAATGTTAAACAGTTGCTACGGTATGTGTGTGACAAATCCACTACGTGATGAATTTATATATAACGGTGAATGGGACGTTTCTCACCTTACAACGGACAAGATAAATGAAACCTTGGTGAAGTACAACGACAGTCGCAACCGATTCCTGTTTTACCCTTGGGGCGTATTTGTAACGGCTTATGCAAGAAGAAATCTGTTTACAGGAATTTACGAATGTGGTAACGATTACATATATTCGGACACCGATTCAGTCAAATTGCAGAACGGTGAATCACATGCAAAGTACTTCAAGGAATACAACACTATGGTAGAATACAAGTTAAGACAGGCTGCAAAATATCATAAGATAGACTTTGAACTGTTTGAACCAAAGACAATAAAAGGCGTTAACAAATTGATGGGCGTTTGGGACTTTGAGGGCGTTTATAGCAGATTCAAGACCCTTGGCGCAAAACGTTATATGGTTGAAGAAGAAGACGCTTTGACCGTTGGCGGTAAAAGTTACCCTGTATCTCTGACAGTAAGCGGTGTGAACAAGAAAAGTGCTATTCCGTGGTTACTTGAAACTTACGGACAGGAAGGAATCTTTGAAGCATTCACCGACTATTTGGCGATACCGCCACAGGCTACAGGCAAGAATATTCACACGTATATTGACTATGAGCAACAGGGCGTGTTAACTGACTACAGGGGCGAACAGGGCGAGTTCCACGAACTTTCAGGTGTGCATCTTGAAGCAACCGGATATTCGTTGTCTTTGTCTGTTATGTATTTAAATTTTTTAATGGGTATCAAATTTAAAGATTAAAGATATGTTTGGAAAAAAAAGTAAAAAACCACAGTATTACAGTTTGTCAGCTATTCTTGAAAAGAATGCTGACTACAACATCATTTTCGGTGAACGTTCCAACGGTAAGACTTATGCGTGCTTGGCGTATATGATTATCAATTACGTTGAAACAGGTGAACAAAGTGCATACGTAAGACGTTGGCGTGAAGACTTGAGGGGAAAACGTGCTGAATCCCTGTTTGCCGGTCACGTTGCCAACGGCTTTGTGTCACAGGTAACGAATGGTAAGTACAACGAAGTGTTTTATTTATCGGGTAAGTGGTTCTTGTCTTACTACGACAGCAACAAGGGCAAACGCTTCCCTGATGATAAGCCGTTCTGTTATGGCTTTTGTCTTTCAGAACAGGAACATGACAAGTCTACAAGTTATCCTATGATAACTACAGTCGTGTTTGACGAATTCATTACAAGGCGTTATTATTTACCTGATGAATTTATGCTCTTTATGAACGTACTGAGTACGATTATAAGAAATCGTTCCAACGTACGAGTGTTTATGCTTGGTAACACGGTTAACAAGTTCTGTCCGTACTTTGGGGAAATGGGTCTGAATAACATACAGAATATGCCACAGGGAAATATAGATTTGTACCGATTCGGTGAAGACGGTGCAACTGTGGCTGTTGAATACTGTGACACCTTGGAAAAGGAAAAACCGTCAAACAAGTATTTCTGTTTTGGAAATGAAGCTCTACAGATGATTACAGGCGGAAAATGGGAATTGGCAGTATATCCGCACCTACCTAAGAAGTACAAGCCAAAGGACGTGCTTTTCACTTACTTCATAGAGTTTAACGGTACGGTGTTACAGGCAAATATCATACAGGTTGACGATGAGTGCTTCACCTACATTCACGCAAAAACGACACCTATCAAGGACACAGACAACAGTCTGATTTATTCGCTTACGATGAACGGAAAACCGAACTACAAAAGAAAGTTGATAAGTACGGCGACAGAACTTGAAGCCAAGATAGCCCGATTCTTTTCTATCGATAAGGTTTTTTATCAAAACAACGAAATCGGTGAAATTGTCCGTAATTATATAATGACAAGCGCAAAAAATAATATTTTGAGCGTTAAATAATGTAAATCTTGCGGAGATACGAATATTTATTCGTATCTTTGCAAAAGATTTAAAATAATAGAATTTTATGAATATGGACGAAGTTACATCATTAATAAGTAACGTTGGTTTTCCGATTGCGGTATGTGTCGCCCTGTTTTATTTTATGATGAAACAAGAAGACAAGCACAAAGACGAAACCGACAAGTTAAGTGCTACTGTTGAAGCAAACACGAAAGTTTTGACGGAACTTTGCACATTAATTAAAACTTTAGTAAAATGAAGAAATTAGATAATATATATACACATTACCAAGCACAGGTGAAGACAAAGGACGTAGCCGTAACTTCCTTTATAGAGCATACTTTGGCTATCACTCAGTCAATGTTCAAGTACGATGGTCTTCCCGAAACGATTCCACAGGTTGAACTTGAACGCCTGTTACAGGAGAGTGGAAACTGTGCTATAGCAAAGGTAGGTAATGACATGTACGCCCTTGGTGGTTCTACAGGTGGCGAACTTGACGCATACGGACGACCGCTTGAGTACATTGTGGCAAATCCTTGGTTAAAGTTGAACAAGACATACAGAATCGGTTCTGATTGCGTACTTATGAAGAACGACACCAACGGTCAGAGCCTGTTGCCTATCATAGGAAAATTTGCGGTTCTCTACACGGACGGACTTATTTCATTGAACACGGCTTCAATTCTGACCCGTATCACCATGCTGATAAGTGCTTCTGATGATAAGACCAAACAGAGTGCTGACGAGTTCTTGAAAAAGATTCTGAATGGAGATTTTTCAGTAATCGGTGAAAACAGTTTCTTCAAGGGTGTATCAATGCAGACCGCCAACGTTTCAAACAGTCAGTATATAACACAGTTGGTGGAACTAGTACAATACTACAGGGCTTCAATGCTTAACGAACTTGGCTTGAACGCCAACTACAATATGAAACGTGAGCGTTTGAATCTTGGTGAAGTTTCAATGAACGTGGACGTTCTTTTGCCTTATGTTGAAAATATGCTGACTACTAGACGTGATGCTCTCGCACAGGTAAATGAAATGTTCGGAACTGAAATCACCGTGGATTTAAATTCTTCATGGAAATTGGAACATGAAAACTTCTTGGCGTTGTCAAGGGACATCGAAAATGTTGAAACTTCTGAAACAGAAGAAACAGAAGAAACTTCTGAAACAGAAGAAACTTCTGAAACAGAAGAAACAGAAGAAACAAAAGAAACTTAATTCATTATAGCGTATGTTATTTAAAGAATTATTCATAGGTGAAAACCAACTTTTTGGGGTAATCTTCAAACAGAGATACCCCGAAATTTACGCTGAGATATTTGGTGAAACTAAGCCTGATGCCTTTGCTTTGGTTAAGTTCGGAAACAGAACGGTTCTTGATTCATTCACAGAAACCAACTGCAAAGACTTCACAGGTGCGGTTCTTGATATGTGCGTAGATACGTTCAAAAGTCAGTTCGAAGTCTTCACTAAGAAGTACGATTTTCTAAAACCGGTGCTTCAAAGTACTTCTTCCGACAAGACCGTGACAGTATCGGAATCCAACACGGACGGAATCACAAAGAGTGATAAAGCATTCAATGATGATGTTTTCAAGGACGATTCCAAAGAAGACAAGACAGAAGCCAAAAATCGGACTGAAACGGAAACAAATATAGTTGAACGTACGGGATTTAACGGTAATGTAACACAAGCGATGCTTGACGAATACCGTGCCCGATTGATGAACGTACGTGAAGACATCATAAACACTTTAGTAAATTATTTAACATTAAGTATTTATAATAATTAATTATTTTAAATTTTATGGAAGTAAAACAGATTTATGAACTGATTAATTCAGTAAGTGGTGAGGTTCTCGGTAAAGACGGCATCGTAACAGAAGACCTTACAGGAGTAGTTGACCTCGGTACAGAAGTATTCAACAAAGGTGCAGTCGATAACTACGTGAAGTCACTTGTAAACCATATCGGTAAGGTGATTTTCGTTAACCGCCCTTATGCCGGAAAGATTCCGTCTGTGCTGATGGACGCTTGGGAATTTGGTTCTGTATTGGAAAAGATTTCAGCAGACGTTCCACCGGCTACAGTGAACGACACTTGGAATCTTACAGACGGTCAAGAGTACAAACAGGACATTTTCCACAAGCCTGTTGTTTCCGCTAAGTTCTTCAACTCTAAGGTTACCTTTGAAGTTCCTGTTTCTATCACAGAACGACAGGTCAAGGAATCATTCAGCAGCGCTGAACAGTTGAACGGCTTCCTGTCTATGATTTACTCAGCGGTTGAGAAGTCAATGACTATCAAGACAGACGCACTTATTATGCGTACTATCAATAACATGATTGGTGAAACTTTGTTTGCGGACGCTGCATCATTTACACAGTCGGCAAAAGCCGTGAACTATAGTTCAGCTTCTACAGTACGTTGTGTAAACCTGTTGTATCTCTACAACCAAGCAAAGAGCACAAATTTGACAGCTGACAGGTGCCTTACAGATGGCGATTTCATTCGCTTTGCATCTTATCAAATGGGCTTGTACGCAGACCGCTTGCAGTCTATCTCTAAACTCTTTAACGTTGGCGGTAAGGAACGCTTCACTCCGAAGGATTCGCTTCACACCGTCCTGTTGTCTGACTTTGCAAAGGGTGCTCAGGCGTACTTGTACGCAGACACCTACAACAAGGAACAAGTTCTTTTGCCAAACGCTGAAACAGTCGCTTCTTGGCAAGGTACAGGACAGGACTACGGATTTGCCCACACTTCTGCTATCAGCATCAAGACAAGCGGAAACCACGACATCAATATTGGCGGAGTGCTCGGTGTGATGTTTGACCGTGACGCCCTTGGTGTTTGTAATCTTGACAAGCGTGTAACTACAAACTACAACGCAAAGGCTGAGTTCTTCAACAATTATTATAAGTTTGATGCCGGTTATTTTAACGACACCAACGAGAACTTTGTCGTGTTCTTTGTTGCCTAATTTTGGACGGTGGCGCATTATTGCGGTGTGCCACCGTTTTTTACTTTAAAATCAATAAGCTATGTTAGTATTAAAAAGAATATTTCAAAATGACAAGTACACTATTGGTAAATTATATGATGGTGATACTTACCTGTGTGATACTCTTGAGCCACCCAAGAATATAAATCATCCTTGCATTGATGCTGGAACGTACAGAATAGGGTATCAATATTCAAACAAGTTCGGAAGAAATATGCCGTTCCTGTTGCAAGTAAACGGACGTGTTGGTATTATGATTCATTCGGGTAATTACCCAAAGGACACACAGGGATGTATCTTGGTGGGACGTAACCTTGCAAAGGGTTCTGTTTCAAATTCAAAGCAGACGTTTCAGAACGTGAATGCAATCATTCAAGGAATCGTGAATTTGCACGGTTCTATAACTATAACGGTACAATAGTATGAATATTCTGTTTTATAAATACAAGGGCGAACGCAACAAGATAAACAAGGTTCTTGGCGACCCTGTTACTATCACAGGAAAGATTTCAGAAATGGACTGCTTAACGCCTGTTATTTGCGTGCGTGGTAAGGTCGATGGCTTTACGATATGTTACGTTGAATCAATAGGGCGTTATTACTTTATTGATTCCGTGAGATATGACGGTGACAAGGCTTATTTGTTTTTGTCCTGTGATTCTCTGACTACATTCAAACAGCAGATTCTTGAAGCAACAGGTGAGATTTACGCCACCGATTCGCCACATAAGTACGATGGTGACTACAAGCCTGTCTGTGATGTGAGAACACAGAAAGAAAGGATTCCGTTCCCTTTGAATGAATTAACGGACGATGGTTCGATAGTTATGATAACGATTAAAGGTAATAGATAATGGCAAGTACTTACAATATTACATATAATTTTGACAGGTGCAACGGTGTTGATAACCCTGATACATACGCAAGTGATGCTAATATGGTGGCTTTTAGAGCTAGAGCCGTTGAAGGTTGTTTTTTTGAAGATAATGTAAGTGTAGGAAAATTTTCTTCAAATTATAATGAAGCGCCACAAACGTCTGACGTAATAGCTAAAAAGGTAACCGCTGATAAAGACCAAACAGTTCTTAACGGAGGTATGACAGGAATCACAAGTGATGGCAAATTTATATGCTGGCGATTCATACCTTCCTATGGATATACAGGTGATGCAACATTTAGCATTCGTGCCGGTGGTGGCTCACCTGTTGGAAATGTTACAGTTACAAACAATGTTGCGCACACGACCTACAAAGCAGAAGTACAGGGAAACAACACCGTTATAACGTTAACCTGTGATAGTGGTTTTACCTTTGACGGTGTGCCGACTGTAACTTATGGCGCTGACCCCGAAGACCCATTCTCAGAATCCACAACGGAAAATATGACCGTTTCGGGTGATGTTGCAACATTCTCACTTGCTACAAATTCTTACGGTGGTTTTGCTGCCTTGGACGGTAACACCAAAGCGAGTGAACAGCCAAAACCGCCAACACCGCCAACACCTACAGACCCAACGGTGACGAACAACATCACAGACGCTACAGAATCACACACCGTGAGCGGTTCTTCTGTTACTGTGAACTTACATTCTAAAAAGGTTATGTTGAACGTGTCCTGTGCCTACGTTGCCAAAGATGGAAGCAACAAGAATGTACCTGTAACTGTTAAAGTTGTAATCAATGACGTTGCAGACACGGACACGGCTACGTCAAACGCTTCTGTTACTTTGACGGATGCCGACTTCACCCACCCGATAGTTATAACCGGAGAAACAAAACGGGCTATGCGAATAGACTACAATTTGTCGGGGTGTACGCCTGTAAAAAAGCCCGAATACTGTTTCGTGGGCGAAGCGCTTACCATCACGTTAAATGCTGATAGTGGAAACATCTTTGATGATGCACCAAAGTGTACCATAACAGGATATAACAGTTTAACAGGTGGGCGTGTAGTGCAAATGACTATAAGTGGCGACAAGTTAACTGCAACGGGTACAATAACACCAACTGTCGGGTCTATGGACGCTGACGATTGGTATATCGTTGTTGATGCTGTGGCTAACCCTCAGTCAACACCGACAAAGAAGTATGGTTTTATAAATGCTTATGTGTTGAATGAGCAGAATCTTGAAGACTTTGCCACCGCCCGATTTGTACCATACACAGGCGATTCGGGAAGTACGAAAGACGACCCGATTTCTTACGACCTTGGTGACTACGTGAACAGGGTGAAAAGATTCTTCTTCCCTGTTGAAAAAGGTTCTACGTCAAAACTTATGTGTGGTAATTTCCAAGTAAATACAAACGTCTTCAATTTGGCTTCTGATACAAAGGTAATTTCATTCGGTTCTGTTACCATTCCAAATGTTACACAAAGTACGGCTGACTATGACACAGAATTGAATATGTTTGTGCCGTTCTTGGGTCTTGTTTCGTTGCCTGTTGACCTTATAGGTTGTACCGTTGCACTTGAAATGAAGGTTAATTTACTCGGCGGTAGTGGTGTCTATGTTTTAACCTGTGATGACAGAATAGTGTGGACTGATGAAGTGAAGCCGTGTACAGATGTTCTTTTCAGAACTCAGAAACAAGAAGTAAAAGTGCTTGGCGGTTCTAACTTCGATTCAACCTATCTTATGGGCTTTACACCTTACATAATTCTTCAAAAGAAGACTATAACAAGCACAGGTGTTGAAACCGCTTCTTCACGTCTGACTAAGGTCAAAGACGTTGTAGGTTTTACAAAGTTGGTGAACGTCAAATTTGAAGACACTTCAAATATGTTGATGGACGATGTTAACACTATTATAAACATTTTGCGCAACGGCTTCACCTTATAGAATAAGCCATGTGCCCTTATAAGACCCTGTGCGGTATTGTTGCCCACAGGGTCTTTTTTAACGCCCTGTAGGCGATGATATAG